GGCCTTTTGGGCCTCACTGGTGCTACTGCACAATAATCCAGTTCCAATATCGAAAGATTAAGGAACTCGTGATTACTCCATCAAAGAAGTCCTTTTAAAGAACTATAAAGGGTTTCTCAGTAGTCTTTTGTCTATATCATCATAGAGATGATTTCTATAGACTATGTCCAGAATACATCAAAATGGTTGTACGGTCTCTTATAATATATAAGAAACCCCATCCAAGTGTTCTGATAATTAAGAAAGCTTTATAAGCATAATTACTTTAAAATAATGAAAATTTACATTTTTATATTTTAGAATGATTACTTTTATGAGCATTTCCTAACTCGGAGAATACAATCCAATCCAACTTTAGATTTTCCAATCTTGACTTTTCAGTCAAGAAATCGGAAAATTATCTATCTCATAAAATATTATAAACAGATGAGACTACATTGTACTTGTACATATGTGGTTACATTGTTTACAAATGATATGAGAATAGGTTTAACTAAAGATGGTTGACCAAAGAAATTACTTTTTCTAAAACCTTTAGTCGATTAAGGTGGAGCTTTTGGAATTAAAACTGTTTTAACAATTTTAAATTTCTCAAGATCCTGGGAATTATCTGAATCCTAATGGAAGCAGGTAAAACCTAATTATGATAATATTACAAAACCACAGAAATGTGATTTTCATATATTTGATCAATACCTTATTGACTTTATTAAAGATTTTAAATTAAAGTTACCTTTACCAAAATTTAATCTTAAGGATGTAAGTATATCTTTGAAGGTTGGACCTCTTAAGGCCCTGCTTCAAAGACTGCTTTGATGAATCTTGATGTTTATACACAAGATGAAATCAAAGCCTTACAGTCCTTAACAGATGATTTTGGAAAAGATTTCCTTATCGATTCATTTAAGATAGCTGCTCAAAGAGTAACTATCCTTTTATTGGAAAACTTTCTTTTGTAAAGGAACCTGAAGCTAAATTGAGAATTATAGCCATCTCTGACTATTATACTCAAATTATATTAAAAACCTATTCATAGAGATATGTTATCTCTTTTGAAAGGATTTAATAGCGACAGAACTTTTACTCAGAAACCTTTCCATAAATGAAAAGATAATGGGGAACATTTCTATAGTCTTGATTTATCCGCCGCAACAGATCGTT